AGGAGTCACGGTTCGATGGAATCAAGCGACAATTCAACGGTGCGGCGCCTGAACGTGGAAGAAGTGGCCCCAAGAAAAAGGCCAATGGAAGTGCTGTCAACTCCGGTTCAGATGACTCCTCCTCAACCCTCAACTCTTGACGTAGTAGTGGCCGCATTTGCCGCTCTTGGGTACGCGCTGTCGGCGCGCGCCCTTCTGTTGCTTTCCTTGATTGGCGCGTTTGTGCTGTCGCTCATGGCGATTACGTCGCAGACCATGCCCGCGTTGGAAGTGCTGATCGCCTACTGCTGCTTCACCGTCATTCCCGTCGCGTATCTTGAAATCCGCCGGAGACAGCAATGAGCGTTATCCCAACAATATCGGCTGATGGCGTTGGCGTCGTTTCGGCGGGCCAGCTAAACGCGTATCAGATCAGCGCGCTGAACACGGCGACGCTTCGGGGTCTGGCGGGTCAGACCGGCATGACGGCCTTCTTGCAGGGCGTCACCGTGCCGAACGATGGCGGGCAAGGCGCTTTCTATTGGAATTACGCGTCTACCGCGCCAGACGACAATTTGAACGTCATCGTACCTTACGGGAACATTTACGGCGCGTGGATACGTCTCACGCAATCGGGCAGCGCCGCCGGGGTCTCAAGCGTTTCTTTCGGCAGCACTGGCCTTACGCCTGCCACAACTACAACAGGCGCGGTCTCAGTTGGAGGCGTCTTGAACGTCACCAACGGCGGCACTGGAACAACCACACCAACTTTGGTCGCCGGAACCAATGTCACAATTACAGGGTCTTGGCCGAACCAGACGATCAATTCAACGGGCGGCGGCAGCAGCAGCGGCACGGTAAATTCTGGCGGTTCAAACCAACTGGCTTACTACGGCGCTACCGGAACAGCAGTTTCTGGCGCGGCCAACGGCACAATCATTGGCGGCGCGTTGTCGCTTGGTACGGCGGGCAGCTCCGCCGGCAGCCTTCTTATGTCTGGCGCTACATCCGGCACCGTGACGCTCAAAACCGCTGCGGCGGCTGGAACGTGGGCACTGACATTACCCACCGCCGTGCCCAGCGTCACCGGGTACGTCCTGTCATCTGACACCTCTGGCGTCACAAGCTGGGTGGCGAACGGGACCGGTGGTGGCGGCGTCACCACAATCTCTTTTGGCACCACCGGGTTGACCCCCAGCACCGCATCGAGCGGCGTTGTAACCGTTGCTGGAACGCTTGCCGTCGCCAACGGGGGCACCGGCGTTACGACCTCCACCGGCACCGGCGCAAACGTTCTTTCGACATCACCTACGCTTGTTACGCCCATTCTCGGCACACCGACCAGCGTCACACTGACCAACGCCACGGGGTTGCCGATCTCTACGGGCGTCTCTGGTCTGGGTTCAAACGTTGCAACGGCGCTAGGTGTTGCCGTCGGAACGTCCGGGGCTTTCGTCACTAACGGTGGCGCTCTGGGGACACCATCCAGCGGTACGCTAACCAACTGCACCGGATTGCCGATTTCCGGCATTGCTGCGGCAGTGGTGAATACGCAAACGTCAACAAGCCCTACCTTGTCGTTTGCCAATAACATGCAAACGGTTGAGCTAAACAACGGTTCTAGCAACGTGTCTGTTTACCTTCCCGTACTCAGCACGGCCGTCAAGGTTGATATTGTTCAGTTAGGAACGGGAACGGTTCAGCTTGTCGCCAGCGGCGGCGCTACCGTAAATTCCCGTGTTGGAACGACCATCTATCTGTCAGCGCAATACTCTGGCTGCACCGTCTACAACAACAGCAACGGCACGCTTGGTTCGTGGATTGTCGTCGGCGACGTGGCTCCGTCAACGTAAGGGGTCGCCATGAGCTTCATGAACTTCAGCGGCGCTGTCCGCCCCGGGTATCAAGCACTGAGAACTTCCACGGTCTTCGTGGGAGACTCAATCACATGGGGTTACGGGTTAGATCAGAACCAGACCGTTGGCTACAACATCCAAAGCCGCATCAACACGGTTAAGGGCCTTACGCAAGCCACATGGGGAAACTCTTCTACCGGTCTGGATATTTGCGCTCGCAACGTGATCATGGACGACACAACGACCAGCCCGTTCCAAGGCGGCTCACCTCCAGCTCCCTACGCTAATTCGTTGTTGACTCAATCTGGCGCGGTTGTGGCAGGTCTCGGCACCTACCCGTTTTCCGACACAACAAACAATACCAATGGCAGCAATGTCTCTACGGCATATCCGTCCACCAGCGTCTGCCCCGACGCCATATCGCTTCAAAGCGGCGCCAGTATTTCGTGGAACACCACCTATCCGTCATCGACTGGGTATATCATCGTTGGATTGATGGGTGCGGGCACTGTCACTGTCAAAAAAAATACCACCACAATTCAAACTTTGACAGCAGGCGGCGTTTTTAACGGAACCGTTGTTAGCGGCTCACCTACCATAACTCTAACCAGCGCCGTAACGGGAACCTTGGTTGTCGGTGATCCCATATATTTTAGTGGGGTCACTACCTCGCCTGTCACCACTATTGCAAGCTTTACCGGGACGAGCAGTGGCAACACAATTACAATGAGCGCCAATTCTCCTGTTAACGCAACTGCAACTGCTTGTCTGGCGCTTGAAAAAAGCACTTCCCCTTTGGGCTCCAACCTTAACCTCGTTAGCGTGTCTAGCGCGACCGGAACAGACAGCTACACGATTACCAATAGTTCTGGCGGCATTACCAACGTCGTTGTCAGTGTCTTGCACCCGACGGCGTTGTTGCCGACGACATACAACGAAATTCAGCTCAATGGCCGAAACTCTTACGCCATATCGGATTATTCTTCTCCGTCAGGAGATACGATCCAACAACAGATCATGGCGACGGTGACGCAAGCACGGTCAGCTTCTACAGCATCACCGCCTATCTACATATTGTCGGTAGGAACCGCCAGTCTGTATGACAATTCCGGGGTCACAGACCGGCGATTGACCCCAACGCAATACAGCGCCCAACTCAGCACATTGGCTTCCGCACTCACAAACTCGTCCTACTACAATTACGGGCGGATCATCTTGACCGTGCCGCCGTTGACGCAATCCGGTTCAGGGTATTCGTTATTGTCCCCGTACACGCTAAACGATTATCGCAAAGTGATCATCGCTTTAGCGAAGACCCTGAGTTGCGGCTACATCGACCTCACGCGGGTCAATCTGCTGTCTACCGACTACCAAACTGGCGGGTTGCACCCTAACGCCAGCGGCGCTGCTAAGCTGGCGAAATACTACATCAGCATGTTGGAATTTTGACAGGAGACACCATGAGCGTGACATACAACTGGGTTGTCGAACGGATGGACTGTTTCCCGCAGATGCAGGATCAGACCAACGTTGTCTTCACGGTCTTCTGGCGTCTTGACGCCACGGACGGAACGCACACAAGTTCGGTTTTTGGCGCGCAAGCCATACCCTACACCGATCTGAACGGCTTCACCCCCTACGCCGCCCTGACCCAAGAGCAGGTTGCCGGTTGGGTGCAGGCGGCCATGTATCCGGGACGGCCAGCTGAACTTGAAGCCAATCTGGAAAACGCCATCCAGAACCTGATCAATCCTCCGGTTGTCACTCCGGCCCTTCCGTGGGCATAATGGCGTATCAAAACAGGTGCAACGCGGGCGTTCAAGCTATATAACTCGATACGCCGGGATCGACGGGAGTCTAATATGGCGCGCATGGTAGGTTTCGCAGAACAACAAAATCTCATCCCCACGTATCGAGCGGACGGGGTTATTGCCGCAGGCGGTACGCCGCAGTTGATTCTGCCTCGCGCTGCGCCGCGTTCTTCCATCATTGTCCAGAACACGTCAACGACCAACACGATCTATCTTGAATTTGGTTGTGCGCGTGCGACGGCCACGGTGTCTGGCGGTAAAGTCACGGCAGTCACCGTCACCAACGCAGGATTTGGGTTTACATACCCGCCGCTGGTGCATTTCTTAGGTGGCGGTAATCTCTTGAATGGTCGCGATCTTGGGGTCGGATACCCTAATCAGAACGCGCCGTCGAACTACGCCACCGCCCACTGCGTGCTGTCTGGCGGTGCGATCTCGTCCATCGTGATCGACAACCCCGGGTCTGGCTACGATTGCGCGCCTTACGTGCAGCTTCTAAATGACGCAAACGACAATTACGGTTGTGCCGTTCCGTCTGCTACAAGCGGGTACAAGTTGACCGCTGGGTCGGTCTTCCGTGAATCCTACAATGTGGTTACAACAGACACCATTGCGGTTTTCAGCGCCTCGACCAGCGATACTTGGTTCTGCATGTACACCACTTGATCTCTCTGGCCGCATAGAGGCTTTCCACGATGTCGGCATCAGAAACACGAAATCAGCTTCTTGCTCAGATCAATTCGCAGATCATCGCGAACGGGCAAGGCGCGATCACCGGCCCTGTCCTGAACAACATTCTCGACAGCATGGTGCTGTCGTCTCTGTTTGATGCGGGCACTTGGTATCCGGCATCTACTTATTCGCCGCTCGACGTGGTTCAGTATAACGGTTCGACCTACGTTGCGATTGCCGAAAGCACCAATGTGCCGCCGCCCAACGCGGCGTATTGGCAAGTCTTTGCGTCCATCGGCGCGACCGGACCTGCCGGGCCTACCGGCCCTGCGGGCGGAGCTCTGGTCACTGTCGGCACGACCGCCGTCAACTCCAGCACGAACGGCTACCTGCTTTATAATAACGGAGGCACGCTAGGTAATCTTGCCGCAAGCTCCCTGAGCGTCGGCACGGCGACCAACGTCGCTGGCGGCTCCGCCAATCAGATACCCTACCAAACAGGCTCCGGTGCAACGTCGTTCATCACAGCGCCAGTGTCCAGCAGCACCTATCTGCAATGGAGCGGATCAGCGTTTGTCTGGACCGCGCAGGCTGGGGTCACAACATTCAGCGGCGGCACGACCGGGCTAACACCTTCAACCGCAACAAGCGGTGCGGTCACGCTTTCGGGCACACTGGCAGTCGCCAACGGCGGCACGGGCGTAACGACTTCGACTGGCGCCGGGTCGGTTGTTCTTTCCAGCTTCCCGACACTGGTCTCCCCGGCGCTCGGCACCCCCGTGTCCGGCGTTATGTCCAACGTCACGGGGCTTCCTATCTCAACCGGTTTGACCGGCGCAGGCACCGGCGTTCTGACGGCTCTGGGTAATGCGACCAACGCAACCGGCGGTTTCGTCACTTACAGCGGTTCACTTGGCACTCCGACGCAAGGCGTGTTGACCAACGCCACCGGGTTGCCGCTGACGACCGGCGTTACGGGTAATCTCCCCGTCTCCAATCTGGGCGGCGGCTCCGGCGCCAGTAACACGACCTTCTGGCGCGGTGACGGCGTTTGGGCCACCCCGGCGGGCGGCGGTAGCGGTGGCGGCAGCGTTACCAGCGTCAATGTTAGCGGCGGTACGACTGGTCTAACAACCAGCGGTGGCCCCGTTACATCGTCTGGCACGATTACACTGGGCGGCACGTTGGCTGTCGCCAGTGGCGGCACGGGTACATCAACGCCCAGCATTGTGGCGGGCACGAACGTCACCGTCAGTGGGACGTGGCCCAATCAAACGATCAATGCCACCGGTGGCTCCGGCAGCGGCACGGTCAATTCCGGCACCGCCGGGCAGCTGACCTATTACGCTTCGACCGGCACAACCGTGTCGGGGAACGCCAATGCCACCATCAGCGGCGGCGCGTTTACCCTTGGCGTCGCAGGTACAGCGGCAGGCAGCTTGCTTTTGTCTGGCGGCACGTCCGGTACTGTAACCGTCAAAACGGCTGCGGCGGCGGGCACATGGTCAATGACCTTGCCGACCACGGCGGGCACCAACGGCTACGTTCTGTCTACGGATGGCGCCGGTGTCACCAGCTGGATCGCCACATCCGGCGGTGGCGGCACTGTCACCAGCGTCAACGTCAGTGGTGGCACAACCGGTCTGACGACCAGCGGTGGCCCCGTCACCGGCTCCGGCACGATCACGCTGGCTGGGACACTGGCATCAGCCAATGGCGGCACGGGGTTCACTACCTACGCTGCTGGCGATCTCATTTACGCTTCGGCTACTAACACGCTTTCAAAACTGACGGCTGGAACAAACGGTTATGTGCTTACGCTGGCTTCTGGTGTGCCAACATGGGCCGCATCGACTGGCGGCGTAACGTCGTTCTCTGCGGGGTCTACGGGCCTTACGCCCAGTTCGGCGACGACTGGCGCTATTACGCTGGCTGGCACCTTGGCGGTGGGCTATGGTGGTACGGGCGTTACGGCTTCGTCTGGTGCAAACAGCGTAGTGCTGCGTGACGCCAATTCTAATGTAACGGCGAACTCGATCTTCGAAGGGTTCACCACTGTTGCAGCGGCGGGCACAACGACAACGCTGACGGCTGCGTCTACGCCAACCTATGTTGTTACAGGGTCCGGCGGGCAAACGTACAAGCTTCCAGATGCAACGACGTTGCCCGCAGGGGCAATCTTCTCGTTCAATAACAATCAAACGAGCGGAACCGTTGTTGTACAGAACAGCGCCGGGACAACGCTTGTCACATTGCAATCCGGCGCGTTTGTTGATGTCACTTTGCTGGTCAATTCTCCGGCAACGGGATCATGGGATACCCACGCGCAAGCGCCATCAAACGTCAGTTGGTCCACCAACACGTTGGATTGGGCGGGTTCAATCACCAGCTCAACATGGAACGGCGTTGCGGTTGCAGCGAACCGTGGCGGTACGGGCGTTGCTAACAACGTCGCCAGCACTCTGACGATCACCGGGAATTTCGGCACGACGTTCACGGTCACAGGCACCACGTCCGTCACATTGCCGACCAGCGGGACATTGGCGACCACTTCCAATACGGTTGCTTCGTTCAGCGGGGGCAGCACGGGCTTAACGCCTAGCAGCGCCACTACTGGCGCAGTGTCTCTTGCTGGCACCCTTATTGTCGGCAATGGCGGCACTGGCGCTACAACATTGACTGGCGTCTTGAAGGGCAATGGAACGTCCGCATTCACGGCTGCGACGGCTGGAACAGACTACGTTGCACCCGGTACGGCGACGACGTTCACTGCTACGCAGACGTTCAACGGATCGTCTTCTGTTCTGGCCAGCGTTCTAGTTAACGCAGCCGAGACAATGACGATCAGCGCCACTGCTGCAACTGGCACCATCAACTATGATGTAACAACGCAGTCTGTCCTCTACTACACCAGCAATGCCTCGGCGAACTGGACAGTTAATTTCAGGGCATCGTCAGGCACTTCGCTGAATACCGCAATGTCCACAGGTCAGTCGGTGACGGTGGCATTTCTGGTTACGCAGGGATCTACGGCGTATTATAATAACGTCGTTCAAGTGGATGGAACATCGGTAACGCCTAAGTACCAAGGCGGCACGGCGTGGTCGGCGGGTAATGCGTCCAGCGTTGACATTTACACTTACACCATCGTGAAGACGGGAAGCGCGGCTTTCACGGTCTTTGCGTCTCAGACACAGTTCAAGTGAGGCGATAAAATGCCTGCAATCATCACTCGTGGGGCAGCTTCGGCGCAGGGGTTTGGTTTTGCTGGGAAAACTGCTGTTGCTCCCGGTTCTCAATCTTACACAACGCCCGGCACCTACACTTGGGTTGCGCCTGCTGGGGTAAAAAACGTCAGTGTGGTTGCGGTTGGTGGGGGTGGACGTAGAACTTTTTGTGGCGGCAGGTCTGGCGCTGGTGGTGGGTTGGGGTATAAAAATAATATTTCTGTTACCTCCGGTAATTCCTACACAGTTGTTGTCGGCGCTGGTGCTTCTTCTACTATTTCGGCAGTGGGTTGTTCTTATTTTATTTCAACAGCCACTGTTAAAGGTGGTGGTGGTTCAGTATGTTGTACTACTGGTGGAACATTTGTTGGAGATGGTGGCGGTTGTGGGGGAATTGCTAATTGCTCTGGTGGTGGTGCTGGAGGCTATTCTGGTGCTGGGGGCGCTGGTCGAAGCGGCTATGGCGTTGGTAATTCCGGGGCGGGCGGCGGCGGCGGTAGCGGTGGCATTGGAATTTATAATGGCTATCAAAATAGAGGGGCTGGGGGTGGTGTAGGCATTTTTGGGGCAGGGGCTAATGGGGCAGGCGGTGTTGGTGGGGTTGGCACATTCGGTGGGGGTGGCTCTGGTGGCTCTGGTGGCGCAGCAGGTACTTCAGGCAATATTATCCCCGCTTGCGGTTCTTTGTCAGGAGTAAATATACAAGGCGGCAATTATGGCGGTGGATATGGTTCGGGAAGAAATGCTTGTGATCCAACTGGGACTTCATCATCCAGCGCCAATGGCGCAGTCCGCATAGTCTGGCCCGGTTCAACGCGTCAATTCCCATCAACTTGCGTAGGATCACCATGATGGAACTCTTCATCCAAATCCGAAACGGTCAGCCGTTCGAACATCCGATCTTTGGCGACAATTTTCGTCAGGCTTTTCCTGACGTTGATGTAAACAATCTGCCGCCTGAGTTCGCTAGGTTCGAGCGCGTTCCGCAGAACGTCATGCCTGAAAACTTTGAAGTAGCCGAAGTCCGCTACGAATGGTTTGATGCCATCGTCAAAGATGTCTGGTCAGTCCGTCCTATGACGGATCAGGAAAGAGCTGACAAGATTGCGCAATACAGGGCAAACCCGCCTTTCCCCTCATGGACATTGGACGAAACTACGCTAACGTGGTACCCGCCGACACCAAGGCCGGATGACGGCAAGCGATACCGTTGGGATGAAGATACCTTGTCTTGGGTTGACTTTGTCCCGCCCACCATTGCCTAGAGGGGACAGGCATGTGTCAATCAGCACCGATAACAGAAACACCTGTGGTCAATGAACCGCAGGTTTTTACTTACTTCCCGACGCTCATCTACACCGTCAAACGGCCTGAGTTTCTGGCTTCTGTCAGAGAAGTCTGCGACGAGCGGATAGCAAAAGCAAAAGAGAAGAAGCTGGATGAAATCTATCCGGTCTACATGACCGACAGCTTTTACGATGATCCGCGCTTAGCTGATTTCTCTCAAACGGTCGGGCAGACGGCGTGGGACATACTTGCTGGGCAGGGCTACGCCATGCAGGGTCTCAGCACTATGTTCACGGAAATGTGGTGCCAGCAGCACTACAAGCATTCGTCTATGGAGCAGCACGTCCACGGCTTTGGGTCGCAGATCGTGGGCTTCTACTTTACGCAGACGCCCGAAGATTGCTCCCGCGTCGTGTTCCATGATCCTGTTGCCGGGCGTGTCATGGCCGGGCTGGGCGAGACAGATGGAAGCATGGCGACCCCTGCCAGCCGTTTGATTAACTTCAAGCCGGAGCCGGGCTTGATGATCTTTACAAACGCTTGGCTGGCGCATTCGTTCACCCGTCATGCGGCCAAAAAACCGATCCAGTTCGTTCACTTCAATCTCAGCGTTCGCCAAGAAGGGCCTGTTGGTTACCCCGCTCCAGCTTCTGAAGTCATCTGATGAAGTACCTCATCCGCTACAACAAGTCGGCTGGAGAACCCGGCAGGGGCACCATTGACCACAAATGGCGCGTGTTTGAGGGCGAGAAAGAGTACCTTTTCAAGAATTTCAAAGTCAACGTCCCGTGCTATAATGAACTGGCGATGGGGGACTGGAACTTGGCTTGTGAGGGCGTCTTGGTCATTGAGCGGGATACCTCGACAGCCATCATCAACGGCGCGGAGAGCTAGATTATGAATGAACACCGGGCAGCCATTGATGGGGTCGTCGCCGCTGGCGCTGTCACGCTGCCGTGGTGGGCCGCATATATGAATGAATGGGCCTCACTGGCGCTAACGCTGGTCGGCTTAACAATCGGCATTTTGCGCCTTATGATGATGTATCGCGAATGGCACAAAGGTGACTAGTGGACCCTCTTACAATCCTTGCGCTCGCCAAAGCCAGCTACGAGGCGATTAAGACCGGAATCTCGGTCGGCAAGGAAATGCAAGGGATGTTTGGCGACGTGATGTCGCTTCTGGACAGCGCCGGTAAGCTATCGCGTCTTGCGGCTCAACCCCCACGGCCCGGGCTTTTCGAAGAAAAGACCGCCGAACAGATTGCCATCGAGGCCTTTACGGCAAAAGCCGAGGTCGAGCACATGATGGCCGAGGTAAAGAATACCTTCATCTCAGAATATGGTATTGTCGCATGGGACAGCATTCTGAAAGAGACCACGCGGATCAGGAAAGAGCAAGTTGCGGCCAGACTTCAGGCTGCTAAGGAGCAGGAGGAGTTGATGGGTAACGTGCTGCTTTATGGAATCGCTTTCTTGCTCTTCATCGTTCTGGCAGCTTGCGGGCTGCTCGCCGCTATCTCTCTGGCGCATTAGGAGGTCATCTGTGCTCGCTGCTTTGAAACACATGTTCACCGGCGTCGATAACGCTACTTGGGATATTGGCCGCATTCTATGGGCTAAAATCTCTATCGTCTATTGCGCCATTAGCGGCTACCATGCGGTCATGCACGGCACGTTCGAGCCGCAGAACTGGGCGATTGGCGCAAGCGCCATTCTTGCTGGAGGTGGCGGCGCCCTTTCCCTGAAAGCGCACACGGAGCCGAAAAATGTTGACCCTGCTGCTTAACCCCTTCATCCGAAACATCGTTGTTGGCGTTGTTTCAGCGCTGGCGCTGGTGATCGCCTATTCCATCTGGTCGTCCCACTTACAATCGGTTGGGGCTATTGCTGAGAAGGCGAAAGAAGAAGCCGTCGCCATTGAACACCAGCAAGAAGTGACGTCGAAGGCGACGACCATTGAACAAGACGTCGCCAAAGACCCAACCCCGCAAGACACGCTTCAAAAAAACTGGAGCCAGCCATGAGATACTTTCTTGTCATTGCGGCGCTTATGATGTTGGTTGGTTGCGCCAGTAAACCCGACACGCAGATCGTGGATACCTCTTGTTCGTGGGTGAAACCCATTTTTATCGGCAAGGGCGACAAACTGACGAACAAGACGGCGGAAGAAATTCTGGCCCACGACGACAAATGGAAACAGTTCTGCGGGAGCAAGTGATGAGCGCCAATAACTTTCCCGAGTGCTTTGCCCTTGTTCTCAAGAACGAAGGCGGTTACGTGGACAACCCTGCCGATCCCGGCGGGGCAACCAATTTGGGCTGCACCAAGGCGGTGTGGGAAGCCTTTGTCGGGCATGAAGTTACCAAGGCCGACATCAAGGCTTTGACGCCCAACGACGTGATGCCGCTCTACCGCAAACGGTATTGGGACGCTGTGCGGGGCGACGATCTTCCTGATGGCGTGGACTACGCCGTATTCGATTTTGCGATCAATAGCGGTACTGGCCGCGCGGTTAAAATCTTGCAGAAGGTGCTCGGCACCGCGCAAGATGGGCAAATCGGTCCCGAAACCCTAGCGCTCGTAAACGCCGCCAACCCCCGTACTGTAGCGTCTCAAGTGTGCGATGCGCGACTTACCTTTCTTCAGGGGCTTGCGACTTGGAACGATTTTGGCAGAGGATGGAAATCCCGCGTGGCGGCCGTCGAGGAAAAAGCTTTCGACATGGCGGCGTAATCAAAAGGTGTGAATGATGACCATCGACAACCGCCAGCAGCTTCTTGGAACGATCAATTCGCAGATCAAGCTGAATGGCGTTGGCGCCATTACGGGGCCGATCCTGAACAACATTCTGGATACAACGGTCAACTCTGTCATGTTCTACGCGGGGGTATGGTCTCAGTACACCAACTACTCCCCGCTCGATGTCGTTCTGTATAATGGGGTTTCGTATATCGCCCTATTGACCAACGTCAACCTGAGCCCTTCCGCCAACCCAACGTACTGGACCCCGCTGGTCACGGCAAGCCAGAACGCTTCTGGCGCAACAGGATCGGTTCAATACAACAACGGCTTTGGCGGGTTCTCTGGTTCGTCTAACTTCACTTATGACGGAACCAATCTGACGACCCCTGCGTATATAGGCAACGTTAACGCAGCTTCGGCTACGTCAACTGGCGCATCTACCGCAAGAACAGTGTCCGCGCATTTCGGTGACGTATTGAGCGTCAAGGACTTTGGCGCTGTCGGAAACGGAACGACCGATGATACCGCTGCGGTTCAAGCCGCACTCGATGCGGCAGGGCCGGGAAAACAAGTTTGGCTGAATGCGCCGGGGCAGTATTTAATCAACAGCGCCAACCTCAACATCCCAAAGGGTGTTCAGCTCTGCGCAGGGTGGCAAGTCCCCGGCACGACGAACAACAGCAGTTCGGGCGGGCGGCCGCTGGATTTGTCCACGCTCAACGGTGCGCTGATCTTAAATTCTTCCTACACAATAACGATGCAATCTGGTTCGTCCATTCGCGGCGTGCCGATTTATCGTAAGGGCTTGGTAATCCCCGCCGCAGACTCGTCGGCTTTTGCTGGAACCGCGATAACGGTTCAGGGCGACGATTGTTATATCGGCTACAGCCTTGTTCTAGGCTTCAACCAGCTCATGACGAGCACAACTCAAGTTCGCCAGAAAATCGAATGGGTCTACGGCGACAATCAAAACGGCATAAAGATCGTCTACGCCTACGATACGCCGTATATCCATTATTGTCATATGTGGCCGTTCTGTACCTACAGCGCCACCGCCACCACTGCTTCGTATCTGAGAACCGGAGCCGCATTCGATATAGAAACTTCCGGTCTAATCAGCATGGCGCACTGCTTTGCTTTTGGCTACCTCGTCGGGTATTTCCTGTCGGGGGATGGCGGCCCGGTTCTTATTGATTGCCAAGCGGACTACATCAACAATGGCGCGGTTGGCTTTGTTATTGGCGACGGCGTTACTGGCGACACCAGCGGCAAGTTCATTGGTTGTACGGCTTTCGGAATTGCCGGAACAACGACGTCTAGCGCGTATCAAATAAATCTCCCCGTGGGAGATTACGTCGAATTTACATCGTGCTCTTCAACCAAAACATCGGGTGCTTACAACATCGTTTCTGGCGATGTCAAAATTATCGGTGGTTGCATGGACACCGCGATAAACGCAATCACGGTAGCCGCAAATACCAGTATCGTAACGTTGGACGGTGTTAAAGCTCTCAACATATCGACGGCCACTATCTATAATCCCGGAGGAGGCGGCACTATCTACGTTTCACCCTCTTGCGATTTCGCACGCGGCACTTCTGGGGGAAGTATCTCTTCCACGATGGTTCTGTACCCAGTCTCGTCGGCTGCGGCGGTAAGCATTCCGGAATGGAACGATGTTTTCCGAATTATTGGAACAACTGATTTCGGTCTTCTTCTCAACGGCTGGGCCGGGCGAAAAGTAACACTTTGGTTCGCGACCAGTCTGACTGTGTACAGTTCAACAGGAGCGGCGGCCATCCGGCTCAACAACAACGCCAACTTCACGACCGCTGTCGGGTCAACGTTGACGCTGGTCAACGATGGAACGCAGTGGTACGAAATGGGACGTTCTTACTAAAGAGGTAAGGCAATGGCTGGTCTTTACGACAACATCAACGCCAAACGTGCGCGTATCCGCAAAGGGTCTGGCGAAAAGATGCGCGCCCCCGGCGCTGCTGGAGCGCCGACAAACGAGTCCTTTCGCAAATCTAAGCGCACAGCAAAGCGCCGCAGGAGGAAGTAATGGCGGAACGCAAAAAAGGCCCCAGTCTCTCCGTTGGACGTGGCGAGAAACTGTCGGTCAAACAGGGTGGTGGATTGAGCGCCAAAGGGCGCAAGAAGTACAACCGCTCCACTGGCAGCAGCCTGAAGGCCCCCACGAAAGATCGCAGCAATCCGCGCCACAAGTCGTTCTGCGCCCGGTCGAAGAAATGGAGTAGCGCCAGAGGCAAGGCCGCGCGCCGCCGCTGGGGCTGTCGATAAGGACAACTTGTCAAAAGACGAACTGTCCTTTATATATGGCGTATGTTCGACTTCAAAGCTTTCCTGACCGACAACTGGGGCAACGCAGACAATCTGCACAGCTTCTTGAAAACTTACGGGCGCAGCTACCAACGTGGCGCGCTCTACAAATGGTTTTTGCGCGACACCATCCCGGCAGAAGGGTTTGCTGTGTTAGTCGCCCTGCTTGAAATAGATTCGGGAAAGCCGATTAGCTTGGTCGGGTATATGCGGGAAACCGTATGAGCATCGAATGGGATTTCGAACTCATTCTTGACGGGGAACCCATCGGTAAAGGCCGCCCACGTTTCTCGCGCGGAACAGGTCACGCGTACACGCCAGAAAAAACAGCGCGTTTCGAAGAACGGCTGGCGTGGGCGGCCCAAGACACCATGAAACGCCGCCCGCTCTTTGATGGGCCTCTCAGGGTGTTGATAAATGCTTATTTTTCCATACCGCTCAGCAAGTCCGCAAAATGGAAATTAGCTGCGTTAGAACAGAAGATACTGCCTACCAAAAAACCCGATATTGACAACATTATCAAGGGCATAGCAGACGCGCTTAACAAGGTCGTTTATGTCGATGACACCCAGATCGTGTCACTTTCAGCGGGCAAATTCTATTCCGACCGTCCTCGCATTGAAATATTTATTCGCCGACTGAGTTGACAAGTTGTCCTTGCGAACTTATGTCTTACATATAATCGAAACAGAGGGCAGGTAGCCATGATTCCAATGCCAACTCAGTTATCTGGAGCTCGTTTCTTGGCCGCGCGCCATCGGGCTCTTCTTGCGGACGAGCCGCGCGTCGGCAAGACCGGCGCAGCCATCATCGCCGCCGACATGATCCTCGCCAAGACCATTGATGTTGTCACCACCGCGTCGGGCCGGGCCGTCTGGCGTCGGGGCTTTCATACGTGGAGCAAGATGGGACGCACCATCGGCATCGTCGGCGTGGACAAGAACGCCGCCGACTGTGACGTCCGCATCCTCTCCTACAACGGCGCCACGACCTTCGTGTCCAAGCGCGCTACGGAACTGGTGATCCTTGATGAATCGCACAACTGCAAAAACCCTGACGCTAAACGCACTCAAGCTATTCTGGGCAAGCCTGTGGCGGGCGGCAAGAGCCTGTTCA